CAGTTACCACCTAATGGGTTTACTGCTGCAGAGTTGTCAGCGTTCTTGTTTAATGTAATCCATACATCAAGACCATACATTTCTCTTGTTCCTGACCCTGGGGTGACATTAGCACCATCAGAGAAAGAACCATTGAATGCGAACCACTCAACTTCTCTTGCTACTTTTTCCATAGCTTTTTCAAGCTGTAATGCAAATTCATCATTTACTGGGTTACCACCAAATAATCCTAATTTATCTGCTGCTGTTACTGTTCCATCTCCATCAGAGGAGTTTGCAATATTAGCTGACAAATCAAAAGGATTTTGGTTACCTGTAGATGCTAAAGCTGTATAGGTCATTTGTACACCTTTATGGAAAATCTGAGTTACATAAGTGTATGCAGCTCTATCTCTTCCAAGATATTCTGTAGGTGTAGAACCTTCTTGTCCTTTAGTTGGTTCTGAAGAAATGGTTGCATTATCTTCTACTTGGACTTGCCAAAATGTAGAGTTTAATACTTTACCACCATTCAAACCACCAACTGCTGACAATAAAGGTGTTCTTTGACCACCAACTTTAAACAACTCACCAGTAAAGTTATTGATATTTTGTGCATAAATCGTATTGTTAGTTAACGAAATATTTGCCATTTTTTATCTTCTCCTATAAGTTAATTGTCTAAATTGTTAGAAGAAGTTTAGAAATTACTGTTTAGAGTTTTTCTTCGCTTCCTCTATAACAGAAAGTTTTGCAGCAATTGAGTTTCGTACATTACCTGATTGTTCTATTTCACGAACTTGACTTATCACATCTGTGTCGTAGGTATCTACAACTGAGTTGGCTTGTATGTTATTTAAGCGTTCTTGACTTTGTTCTGTACTTTGCACAGCTTCTTGTAATCTGTCTTGTTGCCCAAATTCAACTCCAAACTCTTGTGATGCGTATGCCTGGATTCCTTCAACAGTCATATCACCTTCGTACATCATCTCTACTGCCTTGCCGACACCTTTTGTAGTGTCTAACCCTGCCGATTGAAATACTTGTTTTCTTTCTTTAGCTTCAAATTCTGCGATTTTACCTTCGTAGAGGTCAAGTTTTTCTCTCATCTCTTTCCAGTTCTTATCGCTACTTGTAGCTTCTTCTGAGTTATTAAGCTCTTCTGTCATTATTCTATTGTCCTTACTTCACACATTTTTTTTACAAGAGGCGTATGAGTTACCTCTGAGTGTTTCCACCCATTTTTATTTACTCTACTGTTTTTATTTGACAGGTCTTGTCAGTAGGCATCAAGACCGATTACAAAATCCAGGTCTAGTTTGAATTTCGGACCTAGGTACAAAATAGCTAAAGCTATTATATCATATAAATAGTAAATGCAAGTTGTTTAAACAGGTTTAGGCTTCTAAAAGACCTGTGACTGCACCTGTTGTAGCTTGTGTTGCACCTAACTGAACTGCACTAGCCGACTCTTGTTGTCTGATAATATTTACTACTTGTCGTAGTTCTTCTGATTGTCCTAGTTCTGTGCCTTCAATAATGTCTTCAACAGTTGGTACATCTCTACCTTGTGCTAATGCTTGTTGCTGTATAGACCTTACTTGTTGGAATCCTCTTCTTGCTGCACTAACACTAAGACCTAAATCTTTTAGTTGTTCTGCAACTTCTACAGATATATCTTCACCTGCAAGTAATGCCTCTGCACCTATCTGTGCTGTTTCTATTCTCTCTGCAACTATATCTCTTGATGATATTGTTCCAGAAATAATATCTTGACCTATCTGTGGGTCTATTGCAGATACCAATATCTCTTCATCTGTTAGCACACGATTAAAGTTTCTTAGGTAAAACTCTTTTACTTCTGGTATAGAACCTAATACATCACCTCTTACTGCTTCTATTCTTGCACCTAATTCATCAGGTGATACAACATTTTCTATAAGCTGTGCTTTTCTTTCAGGTGTAAGTATGACATCTGGATTAACATTTATTGCTTCAATCTTTCTTTTATATCCATCTTCTATCTGTCTATATTCTGCTTCACTATATTTTACAGTTGCACCATCAGGGTTTAAGTTACCTGCAAATGTTTGTTTATATTCAGGTGTTTGTCTAACTGCTGCTATAGCTGATGACTCATCTTCACCAAACTTTAAATAGTTTTCTACCCATACATCTAATAAAGGTTTGGATAATAAATTACCAAACTTTAATTTACCTTGTTCTGCAATTCTATTTTTTGCTGCATCTGTAAGTTGTATTGAATCACTTTGAGTTGGAGTGTCTGCTGTACCTGTGTAGTTAACACCACCTAATGTAGTAGATGCAGACAATGCTTCTTCATAAGACTCTGTATATCCTGCTGTTTCTATAAGCAAGTCTGCTCTTTTTCTATCTACTGTAATACCTGTAAGGTCATCTTTTCTAAATAGTTTTACCTGTGCCATTATGTAGGTACTCCTCTTAATACTCCTGCAGGACTTACACCAAGTGATTGTGCTGCATCATCTGTTATGCTGTCTAATACTTTAGCGTTGTTATTGTTAGCACCATATATCAATGTTAACTCTGCTGCTTTTGTAGCATCATTAGCCATAAGTATTTCATAAAACACTGGTGATGTTTCACTCATTCTTTCACCTAGTTTGTTAAATGTAAAGTTTCTCCATGGAGTAGCTATATCTTCGTATGTTAAATTTTCATCATAAACACTTGTAGGGAAAATAGTTTTTCTTATTTCTTTAAACCTATTGTTAAGTAATTCATTACCAACCTCAGGTGATTCTGCATTTCTATACAACCTTGCCAACTCTGCTTGTGAACCAGAGTCTAACATACCATACAGTGGTCCTAACCATTTGTATGATGCGTTTTGTACAGTTGCATAACCAGACCTAGTTTGTGCTAATGGTCCTTTACCTTGTAACCAATCAGTTATCTTGTCATCTATCTTTGCACTTGTGCTATCTTCACCTAGTTCTTTAACCTGGAAAGCTGCATAGGTTGATGTGAACTGACCTGTAGTAACCATATCTCCGAACCACTGACCAAAAGACTTTCCTGTATTCTCATCTACTATTGCATCTACATTAACAACACCTGCATCTCTAAGTGCTTGTGAATAAACTAATCTGTTCTCATCTCTAAGTGCTGCAGCATCTGCAGGTAAGTTCTCATCATCTATACCTCTTGCTTTAGATGTAACTAACCAATCTATAACTTCTTGTGTTTGTGTTTCAAACCAATCTGTTGCTGCCCACTCTTCTTGTGTAATATCTCTGTCTTCTACTATTCCTTGAATCCAAAGATTTCTTACTTCTTCATCTGTTTCTAGCCAAGGTCTTGCATCTATTGCTGCATCTATAAGTTCTATAAAACCATTGAAAGGTGAGTCACCTTGTAATATCACATTACTTGGTAACTCTGCTAAGCTAGTTCCAAAAAGAACAGAAGTAGTCCATACATCATCACTAACTGTTTTTTCACTAGGTTTAGGTCTACCACTATAAAATTGATTTATTTCTACATCAGTAGTTTTATACCTCATAAAGAATGGTTGGTCAGGTACTTGCCACACAACATACTTAACACCATCTCTTACCCATATTTGAGTTTCTTGAAAGGGTTGTGCTTGTGGTTGTGGTGTAGTTACTTCAGTTGGGTCAGAATCAAATGTATAACCTTCTTCAAATCTTGTAGTATCTCCAGGACTAAAGTCTTTTGATTCACCTTCTGCGTTGTAATATAGTGTCATCTTCCTACTCTCCTAGGAACTGCAGGTAGTCCTGCTTCTTTTCTTTGTTTATTAACTTGTTTTTCAATTAAAGACATAGACAAATCTGCATACTTAGATTCATATTCTTGCATAGATTGTTCATCAACTTCTTTAAACAAATTCATATCTGCTTCTAATTTAGTTTTTTGACCTATAGCTTTATCTACTTCTTCTTCTATTTTTGTTTTAACAGCTTGTGCATCTTCATTAGTTTCATCCTCATATTTATTTACTGTGAGTGTGTACATACTTTTAAGTATGGTCATAGGGTCATCTGTATTTAATTCTTTAGATTTATTGTTATATACTTTTTTAAACAATCTAGCTTGTTCTATTAAAGGTGATTTAGCTATAAATGTTTTTGCTTTTTCTTGTGCCTCATCACTAAATGCTCTAACATCCTTATCATCTTCACCAACAACATTATTAGTTAGTTGCATAATTTGGTCTTTAGTAAATAAATTATCTATGTTAAATCCTGCATCTCTCATTACTTGATAATAAAATGCAGGTTCTGAGTCAACATTAATTTGAAACACACCATAAGAAGGTGACAAAGCATCTGCTGCCTCGTGTACAAATGGTACACCATCTACCCTAGATTCATAAGCAGCAATAGGAACTACTAACTCAATAACTTGTTGAGGCACTCCTGCATCAAATAATGCTTCAATAACTTGTTGCGTTGTATAGTTGTCTTCCATTATGCTCTACCTGCTCTTGGTGCAGATTTACTTTCTGCTGCTGCTAGACCTCTAAGGTTTCTTGTAAACCTAGCCATAGTATCATCTTCTGCTTCTGCTTTTGCTGCTAATGCTTCTCTAGGTGCAAATATCTCATCTAACACATCTTCACCTGCTTCGGTTAAAACTTCTGTATCTGGTTCTTCTGCTTCTACTCCAGGAACAAACATAGTTTCTCCTGTAAGTGGGTTGAAATCTAATCTGTCTGGTTGTGCAGGTTGTAATTCACTAAGTGATGATGCGTAATCTTCTGCTGTAACACCTAGCTTCTTCATAAGTATTCCTTTTTCGTATGGACTCAATGCACTACCTTTTCTAGTTTCTGCACCTGCTACCATGTCATCAAAGAAATCTGACAAATCTTCTTCTGTAAATTCATAAGTTCCTGTCTTATATGCCTTTTGTGATTGTGAATAATCGTTTAATGATTTAGCTGCGTTTATCCAAGATAATTTTCCTAAGTTATTCATAGAGAAATCCATAGCTAGTCTTAAACCTTTTATTGTTTCTGCATCTGCATAAGCACCATAAGTTTTATCTAAATTAATTAACCCTGCATTGGCTAGTAAGTTTTTAGTTTGCACCCTCATAGCAGGAGGTAAAGCGTTGAACTGTCTTAATACATCTCTTTGATAGTAAACATACTTAAATGCTTCACCACTACCAAATATTTCTCTTCTTTCACTTTGGTATAAGTCACTTGTTAAAAACTCTTCTGCAGGTACAACCTTAACTTTAGGCAAACCACTGCTAGGGTCTTTTTCTACTTCTCCATCTTCTCCATATACAGGCACTTGATATTCTTTTTGAAACTTGCTACCTAATGGTTTATTAGGGTCTGATACTTCTAAATTTAATATATCTGCTACTTCTTGTGCAAACTGTGTTGCATTACCTGTACCTGCAGGAAACATACTTTCTGATGGTTCTGCTATTTCTCCAGGTGATTTTACTCCAGTATTTTCTTCTACTTCATCTGGCATAAGGAATGGCAAACCACCTGTTTCCTCATTTTCTACTGGTTCTGTACCCTGTGTATGTCCTGGTATATGTGGCATTAGTTGTTGACTCCAAATCTATTTAACTCATAACTAAATACTTCATCAAATACTACCATAAACAGAGGTTGTTTTGCTATAATCTCATATCCTTTATCATATAATTTCATTCTAATTTCTTGTGCTTCATTAGAATCATTTGTAATTAACCAATCAACTGCTTTTGGTTCATTAGGATAGTTTTTAAAATCTTGTATTGTATCTATTACTGCTTGTCTAGCCTCTACATATTCTTTTATAGCAGGAGTAATATCAAACTCTGCAAACCTTGGGTCATCCACTGCTCTTACTAAATAATCTACAAGCACACCATTTTGCAATCTTTCTGGTAATTCACCACCTAAAACTTTATTCATTTGTTCTGACTTACCATAAGCCATAGGAAACCAATTACCAAGTTTTGCATCTATGACTGCGTTAGAGGCTTGTATATTTTCAGGACTATCTGTGCCTGTAGCTATAAGACTTTGTAACTTATCATCTTTTGCTGCTCTACCTACAATTGATGCTAAATATCTTTGTACCTCTAAATACATTTCATCACCTGTTTTAGGAGTTATTAATCCCATGTATTTAACAGCTTGATAACCACTAAAATCTATTTTACCTTCATCTATATTTCTTGAAAAATATGGCAGTACAGGACCAAAGTCTTCAGCTAATTCTGGGTGTGCGTTTACAAACTCATATTCTTTTGTAGTTCTAGGTACTCTACCTGCCTCTGATACTGTCTTACCTCTAACTTGTAATCCTGCAGATGTAAGTTGTTCGTTTATGTCATACTTATCTAAACCTAACAATCTTACAACTTCAAGTAATGCGTAATATTCTCCCTGTCTTGGTCCAAGTATAGAGTTCCATTGTTTTCTCATATCTTGATAAAAACCATGTATAGCAGCTAACTCAACCATATTGTTATATGCAATACCTGCTTCATATCCTTCTTCTCCATACCACTCATTAAAACTTTGTTCATTACCTTCTATCTTGTAAAGCACACTAAGTTTTGGTGCAAATGGGCTAACAAATCTATCCCAAGTTTTTATTGTGTATAAGTTATCTCTGACTAATGCACCTATTTCTTGTAACTTATCTACATCATCTGCATACTCTGGGTGTAACTGTGCTGCTATCTGCATAGCATTTGTAGTAGAAGAAATCCATATATCCTCATCTACTCCTTCTAAACCGAATGAATCCCCCATAGAATTAAACCAATTCTTTGCAACTGATGGTATTGACATATCTACTAACTCTGCAGGTAACTCTGTTAGTGATAATGGCTCTTCACTGAAAGGTAACTGAAATCCTGCCATAATATTTTTTTCTACCCATCTTCTACCTGCAGGTTTGTTTCTAAGTAAAAAACCTAAAGGCATAGTTATACCATCACCTAATGATGGCAAGTAACCTACACCACCAACACCTAATGATTTAAGTGGGTAACCTTTTTTAATATATACTCTACTTTCCTCATCTGATACATCTTCTGTGGCTAATCCACCTAGTTCAGACTTAGTGTGTACTTGTAATGGTGTTCCTGCTGTAGGCATGAACACATACAAATCACCAAATCTATCTTGTGCAATAACATTGTTCTCAATACCTCTTCTAACACCCTGACCTATTTGTACAGCTGCTTTAGGATTGTTTGCAGTAAGTAATAAATATCTACCCATATACTCACGATAGGCTTCAAAGAAAGCAAAAGAACTTCTGTATGCTTGTGCAAAATATCCTCTTTCAGTCAAGTTGTATAACAAGTTAGCGTTTGCTTCCATAGCTGCTTCTAATGCTCTTTGATGTATGTCCATAGCACTCATGTTTCTAGTTATATTTGCTCTAACATCATTCATATCTAACAATGTTGTGTAACTGTATTCATCCATGTTTTGCATAATGCTGCTAGTTCTTGGATTAAAGACTTCTAAAGATTTATTCTTTCTATCAAAGATACCTTTGATTAATGACTTTTCAAATATAGTATCTGCAACAAATGCTTTTTCTTCTATCTCTTTACCTTGCCTACTAGCCAAATAATTTTTACCTCGGACTATAGGCTCATCACCTAATGCTTTAACTTGTTTTTCATTTAATAATTTTTTACCTTTAGTTCTAAGTAGGTTATATACAGCAGAGTTATTTATTACTTCGTATGTGTCATCTTGTTTAAACAAGGCTTCTATTATTTCTTCACCCTCTTTTACTAAATAAGATTCTCCAAAACTTACCTGGTCTGCTGCTAATGCAAGATACTTAGCCTTATTATATGCTTGTACTCCTGCATCAATTCTTGTATCTTTTACTCCTCTGTTTATTTTTACTGATACATCTAATACCCACTGACCTCTTGCTTCATCCCATTTACCACCTAGAACATGGTCAACTAATCTTAATTTATCTTGATTATCTCTAACAAACATAGTTACTGCATCTTTAGTTAAAGAATCTTTACCTGTGAGAACAAGCTGTCTTGTTTTGTATGGTGATACATACAACATAGCTTCTTTACCCCAAGACTCTGGGTTTCCTAAATCTAAACTAAATCCATCTATGTTTGCTTGTGAAAATTTATATACCTCATCAATGAGTTCATCAGTAATGTTTTGTTTTGGAACAGCTACATTTATTTTTTTACCTAATACTTTTTCTATAGTTTTTCTTCCTACATCAAATGTAAGTTCCCCACTATAATTGTTTTTCTGTGACTTACCTTTTGTAGATGCTTGAAACTTACTTCTAAGTTCAGTAAGGTTTGGTTGCTTGTTAGATAAACCTAGTATCTCTTCTAATCCTTTTTTTGTTGCACCTGGTTTACTTAAATAATCTATTGCCTCTTTAATTATTATGTCAATATCACTATCTGCATAACCACTGTCATAACTATTTTTAAGTACATCTTTTAATAAACCTTCGTTAGGTAATGCACCATTGTAAATAACTTCATCTTTCTTAAAACTAGTTACAAATGTACCTACCTTGGAATCATCAAATCCTAGTCTTCCCTCAGCTATATTATCTGCAGAACCATAAACTAATTTTTCTGCTTCTTGTACATCAGTTGTAAACTTTATACTATTTTTATTGAGAGGGTTTTTTGCAAGATAGTTAACACTTCTATTACCACCTTGTTCTGTAAATACAGTTGCAGTAAATGTTGTTTCTCCTTTGTAAGTCTTTTGTGTGACTTGTGGTTTTATATTTACATTTAATACTTCATCATATTCTTCTAATGTAGATACTGCTCTATCTCTTTCTTTTTGTATTACCTCTATAACATCATCAGATAAATTAATAACACTGTCTTCATCATTATGTATTTTAAGTAACTCATCTAACTCTGCTCTTCTACCAAATACAGAGAATGCTTTAACAAATTCATCATACGCTTGTTTCAAATAAGGTATACGAATAAATGAACCCTCTCCTTGTGTAGTAGCAAAGAACAAAGAGTTTAAAAGGTTTCTAAATGTTTTCTTTCCTTCTAAAATTTGTCGTTCAGCATCTACTTTTGGATATGGTATTTCAAAAGGCAATTTATCTACATTCTTGTTATACAATGTAGCAATTCTTCTTGATGCTTTTTCTGCTATATCAGGTGTTGTAGAAGACAAATCTCTAAGATTAATGTTTCCTATCTTTGCATCAGCAATAACATTTAGTAAATCAGAAGAACCTCCTGTGTAGTTGTCTATGCTTTGACTCATGTGTTTTGCAAGTCTTATAAAATCTTCTTCTGTCTGAACAACACCAACATCCAAGTTTCTTTGTTTTGGTCCTCTAATTTGAAACCCTTGATTGGCATCATCTATAATTTTAAGAAAAGCAGGTTCTGTTTGTAATGTCTTTGCCATTTGCTCTATGGTATAACCTTGTCTTTTCATTCCTGCTATAGCAGGTGCAAGGTCATCATCAATGTATTTATATAAGAAATATTCATACGCTTTAACATGTTCATCACTTTGTTTATTAACAAGAGTATGTCCTGTGTTTGTAATAAATCTATTGTTTACAAACTTGACATCTGCTGAGAACAACTGTGCTACTTCTGGTGCACCAAACTCTTGGGAATCAGATAACACACCTAAAGACTTTCTTACTCTTTTAGGTATTAAATCATTTAAAAATTTTAGACTTTTTGTTGTTGCTTCTATTTCTTTTGTTGTTCTATATGGTCCACTAATCATAGTTGAAGGTTTTCCAAAAGCTCGTGTCAATATACCCTCTGGGTCATTAAGCATAAGTTTTAATGAGTCAACAGGATTTTTAAGCATGTTTCTTACTCCAAACATATTAAACTTAACCATGGCATCAACAATTAGTTTTAATGGATAACTAGCTCTAAACAACAAAAATGCAGGGTATCTAAAGTTTCTCATATAACCAAACACAACATTGTCGTATGTCTGTACACCTTTTTCCATAGCATTAAATAAAATGTTAGGGTCATCAAAGTCTGTAAATACATCATCAATTACTTCTCTTAATGGACTATTCTCTTTCCAAAAATCTACTTTGACACCTTCATCTGCTGCTTTACGAACTATGTCAAAGATTTCTTCATCACCCTCTTTGTTTGTAATTAATCTTCTTGCTCTTCTTTTAGCAGATGTTGCTCTAAGCAAACCTTGTATATCAGGTCCATGTATATCTAAGTTTTTTAACTGACCATATAGTTCTAATGATTGTTTTGTGAGGTGTATCATATCTTGTTCAGATGCAACAGAACCAAACATTTTATTTGTTATAATATCTACTTCCATTGGGTCATAAAACTCTGGACTTCTTGATGGTGACATAGGTTTAAACTCGGCATCACTAAAACCTTGTTTGTCATTTTTAAGATAATACTTACTCATAAAGTCATCTATCTCATTGTCTGTTAAACCATAAGTACTTTTAAGTTGTAATCCTAATTCTCCAAATACTAATTTGTTTTGAAATATTTCTTTTGCTTGAAAATATTGACCATTTGATATAGCATCATAAAACTCTGTTGCTAATTCTTCTATTCTGCTTTCTGGTACTTTACTTGCATATCCATATCTAATAAAATACTCCATGGCTTCTTTTGGATTCTGCAAATCTGCAGGTTTTAACTTAGGTAATTTAACATCTCTAGCTAAGAAAGTATCTCTAAAACCTCCACCTCTTTTGTATGCTGCTGTTATACCTTCATCTAATTCTTTGTTTATTAATGCTTCTAAGTTGCTTTCGTATAATACTTTTGATTGTAAATGTTTATTTTTACCTTTACCCATAAAACTACCACCATAAAACATATCTGTAACATAACCATTTTCTATGCCTTGTTCTAATGTTTGCATTATGTCATCTGCAGTAGTATCAGCAGATTTAATTCTAAAAGCAAAGTCTGGATGAAAACCTTCGTTCATTAAGTATGTAGCAACTGGTCTGTTTTCATTTTTTGCTTGTACAATTAAATTTGCAATACCTTCAAATGTTTCTTTATTATCATCAAATATCTGTCTAGCAGTTAAACCATTGTCTAATTGTTCTGGTAATGACCTACCTAGTGATGTAAGAACCTCATCAAAATTAGCAGCAGTTGTTCTTTGTAATAAACCTGCACCAGGAACAATGTAATTTAAAGGGTCAAGAAATATATACTTTGCTGTGTTAATAAGTCCTGCAAAGAATCCTGCCATACTTCTAGTTTTTTCATAACCTAAATCTTGTATAGCGTTGAACTTTGTTTGTTCTGCGTTCTCTAATATATCAAAGTATTGAGTTCCTGATATTTTTCCTTGGTCTAAAGCTACCTGTGCTTCTTGTTCTATCCTGTCATACTCGTTATCTAAATATTCTGTTACATAGTTTGCATAACCATAATTAGTAGATAAGTTACCTGTTAAACCAAAGACAATACCATCACCTAATCCTACAGGTATAGCTTGATTAAAAAATGTTTCGTTTAGTTCTTGTTGTCTATCAAACTCAGGGCTTAATGCAACTACATCTGCAATACCTTTTGCACCTGTATCTGGGTCAATAATGTTATCTAAAGTTTGGAAAAACAATCCTGCCTTTTCTCCAAATGATAAATCTCTACCTTTTTCATTTTTAAGTGCTGTTATTTTTTCACCAATAATATCTGGAAATAGTTCATTAAATATATCTAAATCTGTTTTAGTTACTAAAGGATTACCCTCTTCATCTGTTAAACCTCTAGCTACTAAAAAATTCTTTGCTGTATCTGATGGTGTGTAGTATGTATCATTGTTTATTATTTTTGCAGTTCTCTGGTCGTTATAATTTCTAAATGCTTTTGCATGTGCAACTAAAGCAGGTATAAAAGGTAACTCGTTATCTTTTAAGTTTTCATAACCTGCTATCTGTACAACATCAGACAATGTTTTACCTTTTTTATTTAATTCTTCTTCTAATGCTGCTTGATACTCAACACTGTAATTTCTAACTGTTTTATCAGCACCTTGTATAAGACCATCTGCAAAAATACGAAGTGTTCCAAACAAATAAGAACCAAACTTATCTGCTGCTCTTTTTGCACCTTCTTTTGTAGCTGTACCAACATTTTCAAAAAAGTCACCTGTTAACTTCAACATAAGTGCAGGTCCTAAAGCATAAGATTGTTTTGTTTTTTCATCTACACCTTGACTTCTGTTGTTTGTGTAACTTACAGGTGGTGTACTAGTTTGTGACCAAACACTAATGTATTCTTGGTCTGACAAACCCATGTCTGCTGCTGCAGCTATAAACTCAGGGTCTTCTGTAGGTGTAAGTGATTCTAGTTCTTCGTATTTTTGTACAAACTTTTGTACATCTGGTCCTGCATCTGCTTCTGCTTTATTTAATTGTTTATTATAGAGTTGTTCTTCCTTGTAACCCTTATACCAGTTTTGACTCCAATTTGTCCATAATGACATTAATTAAACCTTCTTGAAACAAAATAACCATAATTATCTTTAATCATATCTACTAAAACTTGTGTATTAGTACCTGATGGTAATGTTGTTTGAGTGCCTCTAGTGCTATCTGTCATTATTGACTCTGATTCTCTTTCAGTCAATCTAGCTATATCTTGTGCTTCAAATCCTCTTACTTGACTAGCAGTAACACCTGTATCACTTGCTACCCTTTCTCTTTCTAAAGCAATCATATCTTCTTGTAATAATCTTCCACCAAACTCATCACCTGGTATAGCTTCTAAATCTGCATACGCACCATCTACTTTGGTATCTGTCATTTGTTTAAGTGTTGAAGGTTTTCTACCTCTTGGCATTAGTACTCCCCTGGGTCTTCTATATCTAGTCCTAAAGCAATACTAATCCATACACCAGGTATTGGTGTTGGCATTATATATTGTCCTATAGGAAAATCTCCTGGTACTTCTATACCTAAAATGTCAGTTCGTATTGTTGGGTCATCTTCTACAGATATTTCATCCCAATTTTCTTGATTAATAATGTCATAAAACTCTTTGTTAATATCAGGCAAGTGGACCTCCTTGTGCAGGTACACCACCTGCTAATCCTGCAAGTACAGTAGCTATATCTGGTTCACCTTGTGGTACTTGTGGTTGTTGTGGTCCTGCACCAATTATCTCTTCTTCTTCTGGTGTAGGTTCTTCACCCTCTGCTGTATAAAACTTATCTAGTATCTCTGACATTTTTTGTGGATTTTTTCTAATCTCTATAGCAGCAAGAGTAGCTTTAGGATTACCTTGTGCTGCTTGTGCCATAAGAGATTCAAACAATACTGTTTCTGCTTTTTCTGCAGATATTCTTTGTTGTATCTTAGTAATATTGTCTAATCCATCCATGTTCTCTTGTAATGTCTGTGTATCAATGATGCCCTGTTGTTTTAATTGCAACCCTGTAATTATTTTCTGTGGCTCATCAAACCCTGCCATTACTCCATAGACTCTTCTAGTTTCGTAAACTTCTGATATGTCTGTTGATGGTGTATAAGATTCTTTGTAAGATGTTCCCTTGTGCCTACCTGCAATAGGTTTACGCACATTACCAAACATTACCTCATCATATTCCAATCTTTTAGCATCTATTTCTTGTAATGCTTCTTTTAATATTGTTTGATATTCTCTGACATGCAAAGATGCAGATTGTCCTAGTTCTTCTAAACCTCTACCTGTAACAAATGCGTTAGGTGATTGTCCATCATCAGATACAGGATATGCTGCACCAAGTCGCAAGTGTCGTTCAAGCCTATCTACTTGTTGAAATAATTGGTAAGGTAGATTGTTGACTGGTTTAGACACTTGCGAACCAGGTGTCAAATAGTTAACAGCAAATCTGCCCTTTCTATATTTTCCTGATTCAATCTCACCAACAATATTTGTTTCTGTAAATACTGCATCTTCCATAGCAATAGTTCCAAGTATGTTAATCTTTGCCATATTTGCCATAAGACCTGTAATGTGTTGGAACTGTGATTGCATTTGGTCAAACGCATATCTTTTAGCCACAACAAAACAAGGTCCAGACTCTAATACATTAGGCATAAAATCTATAATCTTTTTGTTTTCAGGTAGGAATACATAAGTTCCTTCCATATCTTTATACTCAACTACAACTTTTCCATGACCTGTAGAGTTTGCCCAACTACCTGCTCTATCTGTACTATCCATAAGTGCAGAGTATGGGTTTTGAAATCCATCATCATTTTCTTCTTTCTGAAATATATATTGTTTAGCATCTGGATATTGGTCAGCTAATACTCTATGTGGAACTCTACGAATTATTGCTAATTCTTTTGGTTGTTGGTCATTTCCAAATATACCTGGGTAACAAGTAAAAGGGTCTTGTAGTTCAGCATAAGGATATGGGTTACCTTCTTTATCTCTTTTATGTCCTATAGTCCAAACTATAAATCCATAACCAGGTAACCATCTTGCAGCTTGTGGTAACTGCATGTGTAATTTTTGAAACTTGTCATAAGAAGTAACTATCCTTTCTAGTTTCTCTGATTTCTTTCTAGCTCTCTCGCTATCTTTCTCATTGATTATATCTACTTTTAAATCTGGACTTCTACCTAGTTTTTGTGCAAATCTCTCTAGTGCTGTAAGAAATAAATTAGGTGCAGGTAACTCGTGATATTCTACATTGACTGAATTACCAAGAAGTGCTTTTACTGCAGCTTCACCACCATTCATAATGTCACGAATCCTAGACCTATCAATCATTTGTTCTTGATTAATTACTCTGAGGTAATCTATTCTGTCGTATAATTTATCGCTATCTAAAGGCATTTAACTCCAATTATCTATATCCATATTACTAGGTTCGTACCCAGAAAAGCTAGGACTATAATCATATCCTAACTCTGCAAATCTTTCTTTTTGCATTCTTCTAATGGCTCTCATTGGAAACCAACTAGCCATAACTATGTCAGTCTTTGTACCTACAGTCTTGCTTTTATTTCTAGCAGAACTGAAATACACCAACTGACTTGTATATAAGTTTACCTTTTCTTGGGCTTCAAATCCAAGATATGGCAAAGAAATATTTTGTTCTTGAAACATAGGTCGCATAGCTGTCACACCATACATAGGGTCAAATTTATTCTTATGAGTTTCGTGTCCTTCTAAAAATATACCATGACCTGATGCAAACTCTCTTATGCTTTTATCTTGTCGTATTGCTTTCTGAAATCCATTTTCTTCTATAACCCAATGTGATAAATTGTATTTCATCCACCATTCTTTCATTATCTCTAATGCTTGTGGAATACCACCACCAAGGTTGTTGTTCATATCTACCATGTGTAGTTTGTTTTCTATAGGTTCGTATGCCCATAAGAAAGCTGCTTGATAACCTGTAGATGCAGGGTCTAATCCTGCAATAAGTCTTGTACCATGTGGCACATGACCAATATCTCTTTTTTGATTACGACAGGCTTCTATCTCTTCTCTGTCAAACAAAGCTAGACCATCAGGCATAGCAACATTGAGATAAACCATTTCGTATATAGCTCTACCACCTGTAGTTTCTGCTGCTCTTTTTCTATCCATCAACCATTTGTAAGTTCTTTTACCAGACCACAACATACAATCTACATGTTCTTCTTCATCCCAATCTGCTTTATTACATCCACTATCATGTGCCTCTTCTACTATTGTTTTCCAAGATTCGTTATCTACTAGGTGAGAATACAGGTCATCATAATGTTGTCTTGACCCAATAACTACCATAGCTGTATGTTCCTCTTTACGACTTGATAATGTTGTAGTCCACCAGTTTCTTGTGTTTTCTCTTGATGCAGGTTGCATTGTAGAACTGTGGTCTTCAATGTCATCAGCAATAATAATGTCACAGTCACGAGAAAGTATCTTACCACCACGACCAATACCAACCATTGTAGGTGACTTGATACCTGTAACAGTTCTTGTACCTACAGTAAACTCTGTAGATGACCAAGCCTTACCACTTCTGTTCTGTGGTTTAAATTTTGGTCCTGGTCCACATATCTCTTCTATTAATAACTCATTGTTTTCTAGTTGGTCCATTACAGAAGATACAGAGTTCTTTGCAATATCTTCATTACCACCTACCCATAAAATTCTTACATTTGGGTTTTGTGTAATTAACCAAACAACAAAGTGTATAAGTAAATCTGTTTTACCATGTCTAGGTGGTGACAGTATCATTTGCTGTTCACCATTATCTATAGAAGACAGTATTGCCTCTATCCACCTAGTATGAAACTCTGGTGTGTCATAAGGTACACCTTGTTCTGTTTGAAAATATCTATTTCTAAATTCTTTAAAGTGTTCTATTGTTTGTTCTGACTCTATAGGTGACCAAGACTCTTGTAGTTTCTCGTTTTCTAAATCTTCTAAGAAAGCATTGTAAGCCATAGATACAGATGCAATAGATACATCTAAAACTTTTGCTACATCTGATAAGGTCATTTTCTTTATGAGTATTTCATTACCAAGACCAGACTCTTTTAAATCATCATAGACTTTACCTCTACGAGTTTGTACATTTTTTTGACTAGGTATATTTAAAACATCTTCTTCTTGTGTCCACTCAATACCTTTTTTCTTTGCCCTTTTCTTTTGTGTATTGATTCTGTTACGACATCTTTCACTACAAAACTTTCTAGCTTTAGGAGGCAATACTTTATGACAACCTGCTGCGTAACATAATTTTTTATTTGTCATAGTTCTTGCAATCCTTGTTTTTACACTTCATGTCGTTCTTTGGTAACAACTCTTCTCCACACCTCGGACATCCGACAGGTATCAAGTAATTTTGTTTTTTCTTCCACTCTTTGCTCTTGACTTAGACACAGCAGCTATATCAACTCTTTTACCTTCTCTATAGGCTTTAGCTGTTCTTTTTATTTCTGCTGCTCTTTTCTTAGCTTCAGTAGGTGATAAACCTTTTAAATACTTTGCAGGTACACCATGTCTGTAAGGTTGAGTTCTGTTACCCATTATCTTTTACCTTTAAGGTCATCATCTTGTTTATGTCCTCCACTGATAAAAGAATTAACTCTTCCCATAGCCCAAGCTGCCATAGATACATTACGAGAACCTGATGATACATAAGCACCCTGTCCTCTTCTGTACACTGCTGCTAGTTTTTCGTAACTATAACCTGAACTCTTTGCTTTTGCTCTAAGAGTTTTCTTTGCTGATTCTGGTATTGCCATTTTACTTCCTTCCTCCAAGCCACTTCTTACACCATGCAAATGATTGTACAGATGCTTTAAATAAAGTGCAGTAACCTGACTCTAAAAAATGCGTACAGTTACCACAGTTCTGATTACCTTTAGGATGTAGTTGATAAGCTGTAGGTAAGTTACTAGATAACTGATTCTCTGAATTTATCATTGTGACCTACCACATCTTACAAGACCAGTACCTAGGTGTAGTCTTGTCTGTAGCTGTATCGCATTTGTGTCTAGCTCTAAAAGATTTTCTAGCTTTCGGATTATCTTTTCGGATTTCCATATTAGGGTCACCGAACATAACCTTTTTAATTTTGTCACCATCTTTGACATAGACCTTAAACTTTTTACGACCATACCCAGGTTCACCCTTACTAATCCTAGAAGGTTTATTTAGTGTGACTGATTTACCCTGGTATGTTGCCATTATGTTATCTTAGGTCTTCTCTTACCATCTCTTAGCTTTTGAAAATCTGCAGCAGTAATCTTTTTAAAAGGTGGTGCTACAGCAGCTAGTTTCTTTTGTTTTGCTGAATAATCTTTGTAAGGCATTAGTAACCTAGTTTCTTTTTGCTTTTACCTTTAGATTTTTTCTTTTTGTTTTTATACATTTTCATAATCATCACTATAGCACAAAACCTCACCGAGGTGAGGTTCTGCTCGTATACAGTGTCCAAACTGTTATGAAAGAAAATGAAATTACTTTAACCAACACACACTTTTGTCTTTATGATTTCAAGCATTTTCTTTTTCATTTCGTATGTAGATATTTATTTTACATACTGGTTATATCCCCATACAACCAACCTAGAACTTTTCCAGGCAGATATAGTGTAGTGTTGTTATTGAATTAGGTGGTAAAAAAATTTTTTTTCTTAGCAGCAGTACTGCCTCACTTGCGTGAGGCGTGTACCACACAAACAAAGAAAGGAGGGCTATGAATAAATTTACCCTACGAAGGGTTGATAAAGACTCATAAGCCTTTCTTGATACAAAAAGTATACCACATATTGTATATAATCAAGTAAATCTATGGGGTTTCTGTGTGACTGCTCGTAGGCGAAAGGAGGAAACTCCTACTATACAAAAACCCCATTACCTAAATACTAGCATTTAAATCAAAAGGTGTTATAGTAAGAAAACAAGCAAGGAGTCCTTCCTGCTTTTAGAAAAGGATTCTTGACCATACTTCATTAAATAAGTGGATTAGCAGGACCATGGTAACTAGCGTGATAGGCTATTACTTCACATATTTAAATGTTACTGATTTTAGTTCATTCTGGTTTTTGGGAGGGAGTGACACAGGGTTAGAACCACTCTACATTACCAGTTATTAATCACAATCAATAAAGATAGTGAAATATTTTTCACAATCTTCTTTACTAGTGAAACATACTATATTTAGTACACCACTATATGTAGTACCACAATATATAGTACCTGTTTTAACAGCATATTTTTTGAGGGTACACATTACATTACATGGGGGTCAACATTAAACCCCCCCATAATAAACGCAACATAATAGGTATTATAGGACAAACGCACCTTATAAACATTGGGCTTATTCTAGGTATATATAACCCTATTTTGTGACCATATAGGGTGACAATGTACCATTTTTAAACATGAACTAGAGAGGGATAGCCTGTTAATACTATTCCTGGAAACTTTAAAAAACCCTACATATAAAATATAGATGTTGTAAACTAGTAGTAACAAACAAACAATAAGGAGAAAACAAAATGACAAAGAAACACTTTGAGGCAATAGCTGAAGATATTAACAAAAGAGGATTAGTAATAGTCTTTAGTCAAGAAATGACCGACAAGGAAAAATTTGCAGGGTTGCACACTTTGAGCCATCTTGCTTATGACTTGGGTCATACCTTTACAAAGTTCAATGATAATTTTGACTATTACAAATTTATTGAGGCTTGTGGAGTTCAAAAACTAAAGCACGATATTCTTATAAATTTGTAACACTCTCGGAGGATTCTATTCCTGGAATCCTCTAGGAGTCTTACAGACTCACAGACAAAAAGGAGAAAAAACAATGGAACAAGAAAAAATATTAAAACTACTAAAAGAAGTATTAGAGTTAGATAACGAAACATTGTACGACAAAGAAAATTATTCTATCTTTCAAATGGTAGAACGATTAGAGGAGGATAAATAAACAATGAACAGAGAACTTATAGAATATATGAAGAAAATTGATAAACTCCCACATGGTGAGAGAAGAACTAAATTAATTGACAGATTATATAGAAAAATGGAAAATGAAAAAAGAAGAAATGAGATGAGGATTCAAAAAGCAAAAGCAAGGAGAAGAAAATAATTAGAATCATATAATTACTAACCCCCCTTAGTGAGCAAAGCCCCTCCAAATCGGAGGGGCTTTTGTTACCCTCTATTTACACGATACAAGCCTTTTAAGAGCAGCAACCCCCTTTGAGCTACTGTCTACCACTATTGTCACATATAGCCCATATAGAGCCAATTAGGACACACAATATATGGTATGTCTTTCGCCTAAGACTCGCCTAAGACTAGCTAGTACATTTCAAAACCAAATGCAACTCAAATTGAAATTAGTTTGACAATGGTCGTTTGCATATTCCAGGGATGTAGTAAGTTAGAAAGTAACAAACAATATAAGGAGAATAAACAAATGATAATAAAAACATTAAGCAGAGAAGAATTCAAGCGAGAGTTTGAATTTGGAGATGCCTCTAGTTATAACGACCAATTTAGTGATGAGGGATTAAATGCCCTTTATGATTATATTGAGAGCATATACACAGAGGAACACCCATTTGAAATGGATGCAGTAGGTTTAATTGTTCAGTTCACTGAATATGAAAGCCTAGAAGAGTGTTTGCAAGAAGTAGGCAACGAAGAAATAAGTTCGTTGGATGCCCTTGAATATCACACAGTAGTAATAGAAGTAGAAAATTCAGAGAGAATAATAATCTCAGAATTTTAAAACAAACAAAGGAGAAATATAACAATGAATAAAAAAGTAGAACAGACCTTAACCAAAGGTCAAGCAGTAGACCAAGCAGATGCAGAACTTTTTAACGAAAATGTTAAGGGTGTGGATTTGTCTGGAGATATTAAGAGAGGGTCTGACAAGTTCAAACCCAAGAAAGAAACACTAGACAGGCAAGAGTTAAGCCAAACTATTTCGGTAGATACAATTTATGGAGGAGAATCTTCTCTCTATGTTGATGGTGACCGATTCGGTGAGGGTGTTCGTGTCGTTGGATGGGCAGCAGAGGAAAGAAGAGGAGAAAGAAAAAGTCATGGATTCTCTATTTACTTTGATACTGCAGAGGAAGTAATTGATTTTGCCGAGAGATGCTTGGACACTCTCGCAATTAAAGAGCAAAAGAATTATTTATTTGAGCAGTACGAGGGGAATATTCCTGGAATCACCAACCACATGCCAAGCCTACTCCAAAAAACTATGTGCAAGACAGGGAGATTCTATTGGGATGGAGAAGAATCAGTTTGTAAAGAGATTACAAAAGATACTCCAGAAGAAATCTTGGACAATCATCCTAGCTATAGCGTTGATGATGATGGAAACTTTGACCAAGATTGGTGGAACAGAGATGCAGAGGAATTGCTTAAAGGTCTTATCAAAGGCAGGAAAGCAAATTGGCAAGGGGATGACTACATGGGAATCAATCTCGGAGAACTAGAGCCAAATGGAACATATAGAAATGGAATCCATGCGAGAAAAGTTCGCAGTCAAGAAGACAAGAGGAGAAAAGTTTGGGTCACTACTTTCTTTTTCAAAGATGGTAGCCAAACAAACTTAGATGGTCGTTGGGATTTATTAGACAATGGCACACTAAGAAGAGAAACCTGGTTAGAAGACTAATTAGGTGGAGATAGCAAGAGAGAGGTATTATGAGTCCTCTCTCTTGTTTACAGACAAGGAGGACAAACAATGAAAATATTAGAAGACAAAACTACAAAAGATAAACAAGACAGTTTATTTTATGATGGTGTAGTTATGAGAGTAAAGTACAAAAATCGTGAGTGGTGTTTAGTAGCTTGTGGGGAGATACAAATAAATCATAAAGATTTAGGAAGAGTATTACCAGAAGAAATTGCAGACACTGATGAGCAACTCAATCAAATAGTTGATGATGGGTTGATAGAAATAGACAGTAATAATTGGTACGAAGTAAGAGCAGGAACAGATGCAAAGTTTGAGCCTGAATTTTATGATAGCTTTGAGCCTTTTGAATTTACTAACTTGTTAGAAGATTTACAAGGCACAATAGATTTTATTATGGAGTCTGAACAAGAGGAGGACAAACAATGAAAATATTAAATTTATATGCAGGAATCGGAGGAAACAGAAGACTCTGGGGAGATGAACACGAGGTAGTTGCAGTTGAATATGATGAAAGCATAGCAGCAATTTACCAAGACCTTTACCCAAACGATACTGTGATTGTGGCAGATGCCCACAAGTATTTATTAGATGTTCATAGGCAAGGACTGTTTGATTTTATTTGGTCAAGTCCTCCATGCCCAACGCATAGTCGTATGAACTTCTTACTAAATCAGAAAGAATCTTATACGCCTAGGTATCCAGACATGAAGTTGTATGAGGAGATAATATTGCTAAAGACTTTCTACAAAGGTTATTGGGTTGTGGAAAATGTTAAATCATATTATGACCCACTCATAGAGCCACAGGTCAGTGGTGGTCATTACTTCTGGGCAAACTTTGAGATACCTAATTTAGATACAAGAAAGAAAGTTAGGAACGACAAGGGATATACATTACAAAAGAAGATGGAAGACAAAGGAATTATAATCCAGGATTTTCATGGATATAAAAAAGATAAGAGAACATTATTAAACAATGCTATTGAGGGAGAGTTAGGTTTAGCTATTCTCAATCAGATAGACAAGGAGGAGGTGAGTAATGCCTGATATTAAAGATAGAATAAAAGTAGAATCTTTTACTCTTACTATTGCAGGAGAACACAACATAGATAATTTTACAGAAATTATAAATGCAGTAGAAGAAGTATCAAAAGAGGGTGGGTATTTTAAACTTATAGATTATACAAACCCTAAAGAATTTACATTAGAACCTAAAGAAATATAAAATTAGTTTAAACAAAGTAAGGAGAAACAATGAAAAAATATTGGTGGTTAATAATGATAGATGATACAGAAAATCCTAATCCAATAGGTATGTGGGATATATATGTTGTCTGGTATAACATACCAAAACTAATTTATAAATGGATAAAAGTATATTTATCTAATGTAAATTATTTACTAACAATGAATTGTATTGAGTTAACTAAGGATGAAGATTTGGTTGATGAATATTCTAAATTTGTGTTAGTTGATAATTGGAAAGCATAAGACAAGTAATTAAAAAAGGTCCAGGATATTTCATTGTTTGACCTGGACCTTACCTCCACAAAAAATATAAAAAGTCTACACTTATAGACAAGGAGGATGGTATAATTAAACAAGGATTGACATAGGAGAACTATGATATATCAAGTAATCAGTGTCAGTATGTTCGGTGGGAACATGACATGGGAGTTTGACAACGAGCATGATGCAAAGTGCAAAGTTAGAGAACTTAGAGATTATGGAAGTATGTTTATCGTGAAGTTACAAGAGATAGAAACCTCACAGTAAACATAAACAAATAGAAGAGGAGGAAGTAGCTATGGCTAATAGCAATATGTTTGATGACCCTAAATCACTTAAAACCTGGGCTATCAAATTAGCAAATGCTTGTGGTGGTCAAAAGGTGGAGAAGTCTATTATGTTAACCAAGACTAATCCTCAAAGACTCAGAGAGTTATTAGATGAGTTTGTGACTGACCATAACGAGAACACAATTAAAATAGCAAACGAAATAAACGAACAAGAAAAGAAAGAGGAGGAGTAATGTTAGATTACTATTGGATTCCAGTCTTAGTACTGACTGCACTAGTTGTTACCATCATGGCTTTAGTGGTAATAGTCGCAGCAGGTATATGGATATGGGATAACAGACCATTTAGATATATAAAGTTAAGTGAAGATGCAGTTGACTTTATAGATGAATTACAAAGAGATATGTATAAGGATGATTTTAATGAGCGTTAATGAAGAGATGATGAAAAATAATTTAAGAACTGTCCAGGTTAAAATAGACATGGCTAATGATGAGCTAAGTTCTTTACACGAACAAAGACAAAGTGTCATAGGGTTTTGTTACGATAATGGGATGTCTGTAATATCTATTGCACAAGCATTAAACATGACAAGACAAAGAGTATACAAGATACTTGATGCAAAAGAAGAAGAGGAGGTACAAATTGCCTAAGTTTGATTTAAACAATTATGAAACAGTAGAAGATAGGCTTAAAGTTTTTTGGAAAGACTATCCAGAGGGCAGGATAGAAACAGAAGTTGTACACATAACAGATGATGGAACATGCGTAACAATAAAGTCTGCTATCTATAAAGAAATTAATGATACAAATCCTGTAGCAACAGGAATTGCACAAGAAACTAAAGGTCAAGGTGGATTTGCTAATGCAGATGCTTGGATGGAAAATTGTGAAACATCATCAATAGGTAGAGCTTTGGCTAATTGGAAGTATCAAGGTAACAACAAACCAAGACCTAGCAAAGAAGAAATGTCTAAGGTCCAGGTAGAAAAGAAACCTGTAAAGAAACCTACTAAACAAGAACAGGCAGCTATGGAAAAAGTTGTTAGTGAAATGGTTGAAGAAAAAACAGAAGGTAAAAATGCTAAACAACTTAATCAAGTTATTGCAGGATTTGGATTTAGTAAAGATGTAGCTGATACATATAAAGCACAAGCCTTTAAAGAATCTAAATTGTCTAAAGATGTTGAGTCTTGGACTAATGATGAGATGGGAAAGTTTTTAGATTTGTTTGAGAAAGCAACACAAAAAAAAACTAATCCAATAGAAGAAGTGTTTGGAGAAGTAATAGAAAAAGTAATACCTACATGCCCTGAGTGTGGTAAGTCAGAGTGGATAGAGGACAACAGAGAGAAGAAACAAACTAATCCAGAACAGTTCGGCAGCATACCATCATGGTCTTGTAGCACATACAAAGGCAATAAAGGTTGTGGATGGGTAGCTTGGGGTGATACAGACTGCCCTAAAGAGTGGCTTTAGAACAAGCAGGTGGAGAAAACTTAAATAATTTAATCAAAAGAATAAAGGAAAGATATCCTAATTATAATTTTGATATACCACCTGAACCAGATACAAAATGTAAAAGCCAATATGACTGCAAGGGTTTAAGCAACATAACCTACAGTGACACTGAGGGAAACATCTACTGTGGTAGAAGATTTAAACTACAAGATGATAATAATCCTCATGCTTGGTCATACAAAGAGTGTCACGCTTTATTACAAAAGAAAAGACAAGGAGGAACACAAGATGAAATCCCATTCTAAAGAAACTGATTATGGTTTTAATGGTATTGTACAGATATTTAATAAGAAAGAAATAAATATGCAAGATTGGGTGTTTAAAAAGTTAAACAAAGAAAGAGGTGGTATAGAGTTTACAACACCTAACGCACAAGGAACTATCTATTTAAATTATAGTGACTTGTACAACTGCGATATAACAATGGTAAATAGTAAGAAAAGATTTGAATCAACACTCATGCTTGATGAAATAGAAGAGGTTATACAACAGATAGAAGACATGAGAATAAGAGAAGTAGATAGGATAAGAAATATGTTGAAAGATATGTTTAAAGGTAGTGGTGAAGAACGAGAGGATGGTAAACCTTTCTAATGAAAGTATTAGTAGCGTGTGAATATTCAGGTGTTGTAAGAGATGCGTTTATAAAA